CTTAACATCGCCGCCATTTGATCGGACATCACGCAAATCAGCAAGAAGGTTTGATCTTGCAGCGGTTACGTCACCAAGATTTGCCAACAGATAATCATCTAGTTCTTGATTTCCTGTAGTTGCCATCTGCTTGCCAGTTTTTCCGCTGTAGAACGGCTGGCCTTTAAGCTGAACATCCGCCGCAAGCTGATCTCGATATTCCTTCGCTACCGGACTATCAAACCCTTGAGCAAAGTAACCGCCATGTCCGTATGCCTGTGCGCCTTCGCCAGAGCCAATTCTGCTAAAGTCAAACTTATCAAACATGTGCGGCGAGCCATGACTGGCTTTAATAATTCCAGCCAGACCACCAACTCCATGTGATCCAGTGCCAAACCCGCCAAATCTTTCAGCGCGTTCCTGCATTTCAGAATCTCCACCAAAGAAATCCTGCCAGCCTTTGCCCTGCTCCCAGTCCTGACGGCCACGCCAGTTGCGGTAATCTTCCATTAAGTTAGCAAGACTTGGCATATTTTTTTCCTAAAAAAGTAACCCCACTGGTGCGCTCGACTAGGTTCTCCCAATCCAGAAGCGTGTGGGGTATTCTAATCCTCATCCGATCTACCGAGCCAATAAGAACAAAAGTCAGTTGCCTTGACAACAGTTAGACTGTCATCGACATAAATATCAAGAAGGCAATCACCAACATTAGATCTATCACGATGTTTTTCCCAAAATTCGCAGTTGGCGCAGATATGATCTAAGTCGTTCATGGCTCAATTATAACACCTACATTCCGCGCCAATGTTTTTTGCTAGCAGCATCCCATTCGGCCTCAGTTGCATCATTGATTCCTTTTGTCTGCACTTCCTTCTCAAAAACGCCATTAGCATTCAATCGGCCCTTACGGTCCTTGATTTCTTCCCAGGCATGTTCAAGGCATTCTAGAAGATTCGTTCCTTCTAGATCAGCAACGATAATCAACGTCACTAGCACATCGCCAATGCCATCACGCACACCAAGCTGATCGCGCTTAATAAGAGCATCACATAGTTCGCCGAACTCTGATGCCGTTTTGAGGAGTTGCGTTTTTGAGTTGCCATATTGAAGAATTCTCCTTTCTTCTGCCCAACGGATGACCTTCATTTCTAGTTCATTGAAACTTGACATAATCTTACTCCGGTTGTTGTTTGCTTATCTTTTTTTCTAGCTCAGCGATTTCTTTCAATGCTTTCTCTAGCTTGATTTCCATGCGCCTCCTGTGCATGTACTCACCTTTCTTCCATTCCTTCTGCATCCATTCCTGTGCGCGTTTTTTCTGCAAGCAGCCGCAGCTCATTGACTGTTTACTGATGATGTTCTGCTCAAGCACTGACTTAACCGTGCCACATTTGCATTTTGCTACAACCACGCGCTTCACTCCGGTTGACGTTTGCTTATCATCGTCTTGAGAGATAATTGTCCAGTAGCCGATAGTCATTCCGATGATATCCTGTCTAGGTCTTGGCATCGCGTTTCATCCTTGGAAGGCCACACCAGTGAGTAAACTGTCCCTCTGGATAATATTGGCCGATAATTGCTGTTCCATAGACAGTGCGTAGTAATATCTTCGTGCCATTTGGCGGAGGATAGTCTTCAACCGCTTTCCATTCTGGCTGATACTCAGCAATGTATCTTTCGTTATACATACTTCTCAATAGTTATTATTAATGCACCAGATGGCACTGGCTCGCCGTAATAGGCGTAGATGCGTTTAACGTCCCTGTCGTTGTTAATGACTATTCCTTGCAAGCCGTCGAGCGTTGCCTTAATGCAGTTGTCGAGATCTATTAATACTTTACTAGCGTGTCCAGAGATCGTTAGCTTTGGCCGTAGCTCTAAGATCACGCTGACTGGCCCAGAGATCAGCTTCGCCTTGTGTTGGCTTGCAATGTATTTAATCTCATTGCGATAGCGCCTAGCCTCTGGCGTGAGAGTCTGCCGTCCCTTGTAAACGCGCCAGATGGCGTTCAGCGAGACAGGATATGGCAGTTCAAGAGTAATCATGTGACTATTGTTGCATTATGATCGGATGCCTGCAAGTTCAAACCTTGATCCTTCCTTTTATCTCAATTCATGATCCATAGAAACGTGAGCATTCTAGATCCTGCTGGTTAAAGATGGGAGCGTAAGCGACCCATCTAACCATGCAATAGAGCTGTACGACTTGAGCTTGATCTTGCTTTCTTTTTCTATAGAGGATTAAAGATTAAGGATCAACCCCTGAAGGCACGTTTAGCGAGTAGAATTTAGCTGCTGTTTTGTGCGTGCCAGATGAGTAAGAAAGCAGCCTTCCTGACTCAACAAGCACCTTGATCGCATCGCGCAAATCTTCCTGCTTGCGATTGATCGCCATCTTAATCTCGGACCAAGGTACGTCTACGCCGCCCTCCTGCCTGATATAAGACATGATCTCCATCTGGATGACTGATTGCTTGAACTCATCGTCTTTCGCCTTCTCTTCGTCCTTGTGCGCCTTCTCAGTCTCCTTAATCTGCTCTACGTCAGATGGCACTGGAACGCCATAGCGATAGATGATCTCTTGCTCATGGCCCCAGGGTGTTTCGACTGTGACAGTAGATGTAACGCTGTTAAATTCTAATGCGTTATAGGTTGCCTCAAATCTACGCTTTCCGAGCAACATATATCTTCTATCTGGCACTTTTGCATCCTTAATAAGGAATGCAGTGGCATTTGAATCTCCAACGAAAGCACCAGCACCTCTTGGCGATAAATCATCCAACTTACTAGAGCTTGTAGTTAGCTTTGTTAAATGTGCAACCAACCAGCAACTACCTGGGCCGATAGACTGCTTGATCGTTGATATGTATTTGCCAACCTCTGAGTTATCGTTTTCATTCTCAAGATCAATAGTAGCGTTTGTTGTGTCTAATACTATCAAAGGCTCAATTATATAGTTATTGTATTCTTCTCCAGCAGTATATGAATACTTCTTGCGCCAGTTGTTAATACTAAACTTTATTCTGTCCATTGTACGGCGATCTGCCGTAATGACATGAAACCATTGATCGAAGTCGGCTGCTGTCTTGGCCGTTTCATTGTTGATGATGAGGCCAGATAGAATCCTATGGATCTGTGCAGGATCTTCTGTTACATAGACAATGTGTCGATGCAGCGTAATGTTCATGCCAGGCACATGCCATAGACCAGCGACCATAGCGGCCAAAGGAGCTAGAACACTAGTTTTGCCGACACCGGATGCGCCAGCAATCATTGTAATGCCAGTCGCATTAAAGCCATCAATGACGTATTCAATAGACTTTGGCCCAGACGCAAAAAAGTTTGGGCTTATTGGCTCATCGAGAACGGTCCATTCCTCGATGTCTTCAACACTAGAGTTCGGATTAAGCCATCCAGCGTTTTGCGCTGAAGTGATGATGTGCCGAAAGTCCATCTCATAGCGCGTGTCGATCTTAAACTCAGCCCATTTTTTACTGGCTTCGTTTGCATCGTACTTGTCTGATTGCTGTGACCATTCAATCCAGAGCGAACGTCCGACATTGCCATGCTTTTTAAGTGCTATGCCAAAGTTGATCCATGTTGGCCTGTCTTCAGCGTCAAAGATCGTCAGAGCGGATCTAACATGTGCAATCTGATTCTTTGTCAGATCGTAGCTTTCATACTCTTCTTGCGTCGATTTCGCCTTAGTTCTTTTAGCGACAATAGGATGCAAGTGCCGATCAATAAAAGCATTCAGATCATGCAGAGCGCCATTCTGTAGCGCATTAGCAGTGACGGTGAAATAACGGCCAGTCGAGTACGCCTCAATTCCGTCTTCCTTGTTTGCGCCAATCGCTTCGAATTGCTTGCCGTAGCCAATGCAATGCACACCATCGCCATTAGGAGAAACCTCAACATAGCCTGGCAAGATTTCTTTTAGCTCTGCAAGATGCTGATGCTTGCTAAGACCATCAAAGTCTATGCCTTGCCAATGATTGCCGGTTCCGTCATTGCCTAACGCAAAGCCTATGCCGTTATATTTGCCAAGATTGTTAATGTACGCATCAAAGGCATCGTCAAAAGAGACCAGCCTTGCAGCATCCTCTGGCGTATCAGTTGCGCCTCTTGGCGTACCAGCGGAATAGTAAGGAACTTTTAATGGCTTTTTTGTCGGATCAGGATTTTGCCTTTCTTCCCAGAGCAGCCAGCGCTGCGCCTGTAGCATTTCATCTGGCAAGTTTTCATGAAACTCATCAATGTTTAATGGCGTGAGTTCGCCAGTGCTTGTGTCAATCCTCATCTGGAACCCTACATATTTTTTCTTGTTCGAGAATTAACTTAGCCATTGCAATTAAATCAGCAAGATCGTATGTATAGTCTTCTCCCTCACACCATTGTGAACACATCATTAAAGCATCCCAAAGGGCTGAATCAATGTTGTCTAAAGTAGCTTCACGGTATGTTTTAATCATGATTTTTTCCCTCAAAATAGTCGCTTAGAGCCTTCAAAGTCTTGTACCTAGGATTTTTCTGCAAGCCGCTTCTGATCTCATACACAGTTGTATATCCAACGCCTGTTTCACTAGCTACAATGTCCAGCCTCCTGTCAATTAACATGTCTCTGATCTGATCTAAATCAAGCATTTTCGCTACTCCATTAAATTTTCTTATCAAGGTGTTGACAAGCCTAAATGACTGGCGTAGCATTGTCAACCGAAGCCAAGGAAACGCTTGGCACTCATCAGGAAAGGAGTAAGTAAATGTATCCAGAAAGATCAGCAAAAATTGTCACCATAGATTGCGAGGGCAGGGCTTGGCCTTGGCCGCACTTACATGACTTTGCAGAAACTTATGTAAAACGTGAAGTTGCAAAAAAAATGTTTTCAGCTTTAGAGCTAGCTAGCAAAGAGCCAAACATTTCTGATGAAGCTAAAAAAATCATTGCAGATGCAATCTGGGAATATAAGGAGTAAGTATGGCGATTAATTTAAAGTCCACTAGAGGCGCTGCCTCTGATGGTGTAAAAGTCCTAGTCTACGGAGGCGCTGGCAGTGGCAAGACAACTCTTATCGGAACGCTTCCAGAGCCGATTATCATCTCTGCTGAAGCTGGCCTATTGTCACTGGCTGATCTGGACATTCCATATATTGAAGTCACAGATATGGCTAGTCTCAAAGAAGCGTACTCTTTTGTTACGTCTGCGGAGGCT